GCCGTTATCCATACGGCCTATAAAACATTCATAGGTAAACGTTTGTAGTTCGTTCATGCGTGGTAGTCCTCTTTTCGTCGGTCATAAAACCGTAGTAGGCACGTGTTACGCGGTGGGGGATACTGGCTGCAAACCTTGTAGGTATTGGGTTACGGCTGCTGGCACTTTGTCGCCGGGCCAGTAAAACCAGTGCCAAGGTTCAGCGGGCATTACTTCCAATGACCAGCCAAAACGTGGGCCGTGTTCGCACATAAACTCAAACGTGGGGCCAGCCATGTTTGCATAGTCACAAGCCAAACCTAAGTTATGGCGGCTAGTGCCGGGTACTGCCATTGGTGCGTTGCCGGGTTTTAGGTAATAGTTTTTGCCTTCGTATACGCGCGGCTTTTGCCCGGGTATAACGTCGAGTGTGTAGCGCGCTAAAAACCCTTGGCGTTGCAAACTAACACTGCGGTAAGTATCGCCCGCGCTAATCGGCTTAAATTGTTTTATACCTGCAGCGAACGCGGCAGCCCTAACAGCGTTGTAAGCGTTAGCGGCCAGCGGGTGCAGTTTGCCGAACGGTTTTATGTCTACTAGTAGGCTGGCGGGTAGTTCGCCCGGCTTCACGTGTTGCAGTGAGGCAGGCATTACCAGTTTTTTTATTGGCGGTATAGCCATTATCTAGTTGGCGGGGTTTTGCTTTTAAGTCCGTTAGACGCAACTAGGCCCGACAGTGTGCCAGTTAAAAACACTAGCAACGTGGACAGCAGGTCTATTAACTGGGCGTCAGTCGGGGCCTGTTTTTCAGGCTGGTCTACAAAAAGCACGCCGTATATAAATGCAAATACGGTAAAAGTAAAACATATCGCTAGCAAACGGCCCACGAAAACTATTAGTGCCGCGTGTTGTTGTTCAGGGGTTTTATTCATTGTCGCACGCCGCCTTTGTAAAGCATTGGTAAGTTGTGTTGGTTTTAGAAACGGTGCAACCACTACAGCCCCACGCCACTACTGCTACAAGTATGGTGCAGCCAAGTAGGTAACGCCATTGCATAGCAACCTTTAAGCGCTTATTTCGCAAGCAACAATGGTTGAGGCATATCGCGCAAAATTAGTGCCGTTTGTGTCGGTGCTTGACCTATTGATGTAAAGAGTTCCGCCGGCAATGTCGGCGGCTTGCACAGCGTAAGTAATTGCGCTAGTGGTTGCAGGGCTGTCAAGGTAAAGCATGGTTACTGGTACAACGTCGTTTGCGTCTATGGATTGCGCGCCGGTTGCTACGCGTCGCCTGCTGCCTGCCGCGTCACCAATGTAGGCCGTGGCTGTGTTGCCGCCTGTAAAAGCAAAAATTGCGCGGTTGCCACCATTGGCGCCGTAGTTAAAAGTTGCGTACACAAGTATTTTTGAGGTGGCAGATTGTGGGGTTATTGCAACCGATAAACCTGTAACGCTAGTTAATGTGCCGCTAGCGCTGCTGTCTGTGTATGTGTCTGTTTTTGTAGTGCTTACAACTTGCAAAACACGAAACGCGCCGCGCAAATCGTTTAATTGTGCAGCGGTAAGTACGTTGCCGCTAACAAACGCGGCGGGCAAAGAAGTAGGGGTAGCCATATTGTTTACTTTATCCTAAAACGGGTTGCGGGTCTTGTATGTCTAGTTTGCCAAAAATTGGGTCATTCAGTACAAACTCATAGACAATTACTGTAGGCGCCGTGTAATAGGTGACCCGGTGACCGCTAACAAAATCAAGCCTATGTTCCACGCCCTCGACGCTTAACTCTTGGGCCACTTCGCCCGCGGCAATAGTGTTCGTAATCGTTATGGTGTCACCAATATCTACTAGGGCTAGGGCTTCGCGTTGGGGCGTAGTCAGCATTAGGTAATCGGTTTGCACGGCTGTAAACGTGGCTTCGGGTTCGCCTACAAGTAGGTAACTGGCGAGGGTTGCGGCGGCTGCGTTATTGTGTAGCAGGCTGTCGGTAATGCTTACCGTTTGTATTAGGTATTTGGCTTGGCTGGCTGCGTCGTCTGCTACTTGCGGGCTGGTTGCGCCTAAGTGCTGAATACTAGCCCTGTTTACTACCTGATCAGCGTTATAGGTTATGCCTAAATTGTTATAGGGAATGTTTGTTCCGTCGTCGTGGAAGTCAGCCACGCTGCCGCTGAGGGTATTACCTATCCTCGGGTCGAAGTTCAGTACCCCAGTGCGCGACATAAAAACGCGGCCCTGTTCGGCCTGCTGTATTTGGTTTAGGTAGGCCTTTACGTTTGTACCTTCCGGCACGGTGTAGGCGGCAGCGCCGCCCAATGTTTGCGTACCTGTGTTTATGTTGCGGCTGGCTACCGGGTAATTAACTTCAGGCAGATCGAGTACAGCAGTTAAGCGGGCGCTAGACAGTTCCTCGGAAACGTTAAACTCGGCAAGGCTGGTTTGCGCTAGTAGGTAAAAGTCATCAGCACAATAAACGGTTACCGTATTATTTCCGCCTAGTTCGTAAGAATAATCATAGTTCACTATTTGCCCTACGAACAACGCTATAAACGTGTTAGTGCTGTCGTAACGGCCTAGCGATACTCGACGCAAAGGCGCCAACGTGAACTGCCCGGCAGGGTCTACGAACGGGCTAGACGTATACAGCGGGTTTAATATGCCGTTGGCCAGTGTGTCATCAAGGGTAAACGACATTGTGCCAGCGCTGAACTGGTCACCTATCTCACGGCGGCCACGGTTTACCGAAACGTTTTTAGCGTATTGCAACATAGGCGCAAACTCAGTAGTGCCGTCTAAAACGTATTCTGTGTTATTTAATACGCCGCGTGTTGCGTCATCAAGCGTAAACGCGTTTAGAAAAAAACCAGTGTCTATAAATAGTTCATAGTTACCGCTGGCAATTACTGACGTGGCCATTAGCCCACCTGAATATTTGCGGGGCCTGCCGAACGGTTATAAGCGCGGATACTGTTTACTACCGCTTGCCCTACTTCCGCGCTAGTAGCAAGGCCGCCCGTAACGTTTACGGTAAGGCTTGCAAAATCCTCGTACCCTTGGCCCGGGCGTTGGGGTATTATTCGGGCCACTGGTTGCGGGGTGATTGCTTCCGCGAACCCTGCGCCTATGCCTTTAATGTCAGGCAACTTAATACCCTTTTGCCCCAACTTGGCTTGGGCTGCAGCAAACGCCGCCTCGACGCCCTGCAAATAAGATTGGGCGTTAGAAACGCCGGCACCGTACCATTGGCTAGCGGCTGACTGACCGATAGTAAACGCGGCCTGTTCGGCTGCCATCACTAAGGCGTTAGTTTCTTGGATTGCTGTAGCGCCGCCCTTAATAAGTTCGGCTGCAATAGCCGCGCCACTTTCGCCGCCTGCGTCGAGTACAGCCTGCAACGCTTCTTGGGATAGCCCTAACTGCAACAGCGTTTTAACGTCTTGGCCGTACTTAACTATTCCCGCTACTTGATCGCGTAGGCCTTGTAGAAACCCGGCGCCTGTTTCGTCGCCTGCGTCTTTAGCGTCTTGGAAACTGAACGCGTCTTTAATGCCGTCGCTAACGTTTGTAGCAAAATCGTTAAACGCTTCTTGCGCTTCGGCTAACTGTGTTTGGGCGTTTGCTAGGGCGTCTGCTAAATATGTTTTAAGTGCGTCGCTGGCCTCTTTAACGCGTTCGGCCATTTTCTTAGCCTTATCGGATACCCCGCCGATAGCAGTGTCTATTTCCTCAATGGCTGGGGGCAGTGGCGTTAGCGAACCGCCAAACGTGCGATTACTTTCCACGGCTGATTTTGTGGCGTTTTTGTAAACCACGAACGCGCCAGCAGCAACTACTAGCCCGGCAGCAATAGCGGCAGCGCCTACGCCCAACGTTAGGGCTGTGTTGGCGGCTGCAGCGCTAGCGGCCAGTGACCAGTTCAGCGCCGTGGTTACTACGGTTACCGCGTTAGCGATAATTTGCGCTGCCTTAAATCCTATTAGCGCGGTAGATATTGCAGCAATAGCAGTACCGACGCCTAACAAAATCCCTGTATGGTCAGCAGCCCAATTACCAAACTCGATCAGGTACGGCAACACTTCCATAACAGCGGGCAATAACGCCATGCCTATACTTTCCTTGGCTTCGTCGAGTGCCACGTTAAGGCGCTTAAATTGCCCTTGCGCGGTACCTGCTGCTACAGCGGCTTGACCACCAAACGTTTTAGCCATAGCAGCCATAACTTCGTCGAGGCTGGCACCGTCTTTTATCATTTTTTTTAGTTCAGGCGACAGCAGGCCTAGCGCTTTATAGTTGCCGCCGTATGCTTTTGCTAGCGCGTCACTGACCGAACCTAAATCTTTGCCCGTGCCGGCTGAGATATCCATAGCCAGTTTTAGGCCGTCGGTTGCTGCCGTTACGTCTTGGGTTACGCGAACCAGTGACGCAAACGCGGGGCGTAGTTCATCATCAGCGACGCCAGTAGCCAACGCCATTACCGATATTTGTTCCTCGATTGCGGCTATTTGGCTGTCGGTTGCGCTAGTAACGTTTTGTAGGGTTTTGGCTAATATCGCTTGCGCGGCGCTGTCCTCTACGGCGGCTTTAATGCTGTACCCGGCAGCAACAGTAAGCGCGCCCATAGCGGCAACTGCTGGTAGAAACGCTTTACCTGCTATGTAGCCCGCTTTTTGTGACGTGGTTTCTAGGGCTTTTAGTTGGGTAATTGCTTGCTGAAACCCTTTGCCTTCGAGGCTGCTTATAATCGGTATGTTAATTGCCATGGCGTGTTACCAGTTTTCGGTTTGTCTTTTCCATAACAGTATCTACGATTTGCATAACCTTTTCGGTGACTGCCTCGCGGTTATTTTCTACGGCAATATCTACGGCGCGAGGCTGGCCGCCTACGTCGGATTGTGCTTCTAGGTTTGTTACAAACGTGCCTTGCGTTTTTGCCCCGGCATGGTCATAGATTGCGCCTGCAGCGTCAGCCTGTTGGATAACCATAAGTTGATAAGGCTTAGAACCGTAAACTACTTGGCTGGTGTAACGGTTGCCTAGATCATCACTACGGTTAAAGTTTACGTAGCGTTCTTTGCTGGCCCGTACACCTACTTTTACCTTAAACCCTTTTTGTACTGCGTCAGTACGCCAACTGGTATTACGGCCTTTAACTAGATTTCCGCGAACCATGCCCGACAATGGCGCCCCGTTTTGTTTGCTGTTATCAAAATGGGCAACCATGCTACGCGCTTCGCTAACGATCTGCTGGCCAGCGCCACCGATCTGTTTAGTTACTTCGCGCCTGTACTTATTATCAAAATCGTTTAACTCTTTTAGCGCCTCTTTAATACCGTAGATTTCGGGAATAGCCGCGCGCGCAACCATTACTTACCGCCGCGTTGCTTGTTCAGTATTTCTATGGTGGCGTTCATATCGTCTAACTCGAATGATAGTTCACTAGGCCAAAAACCTGTTGCTACTAAGATT